GCAGAAAATAACGGAGCGTCCACAACCAGCTTCAAAATATTATTGATGTTTATGACGCAACATCTGAACATAACATTGCAGAACCAAAAGCATTGGCTGCTGTATTACGTTTATTGATTCAAGAGCATCAGGATTATTTTGAAGCTGGTTGTGGACGCTCCGTTATTTTCTGCAGCGACCTATGGGAGATTATCTCCAAGCTAGAACAGAAGGATTGACTTCATTGCTCCAGGTGGGTAGGGTGAGTCTCTAACCGTACTGGCGGTTTTCCGAAGAAGCCGCCTTCCTTTTTATTGTCTAAACTGACTAAGACCATTTTGATCAATCATGGCCACTACTTACGAATGGAAGATTGCCAACCTTGAAAGGGAAACGGCAGACGGTTTTGTTTACACTGCGCACTATACAATCAATGCTTCCAATGAAGCTTATTCCGCAGGAGCCTATGGCAGCATTGGTCTTGAGCGCCCTGATTCCCTCATTCCTTTTGACAGCCTCACTGAGGAAATTGTCATTGGCTGGGTGAAAGAAAAGCTCACTGCAGAAAAAGTGGAAGAAATTGAAGCTGCCCTTCAAGCTCAAATTGATGAAAAGCAAGCGCCAACGAAAGCCGCTGGCGTGCCTTGGGCATGACTAAGATTTGTAGTCTTCCGGCTTCCAAGTGATACGCAAGGGGCCTCCCAGAGGGGAGTCCCCTTCTTCTTCAATGATGACAGAAGGAATGATTGCGTCTGGCACTGGAGTGATCGTTGCTTTGGGAAATGCCTCCCTTGCTTTTTTGGCCAGTTTATTTGCCATGGCATTGCGATGATCTTCCACCCATTCTTCAATCAGAGCTTTGCTTTGACTGTCAATGGTTTTCATCACTTTAGCTGTTTTCCAATCAGCCCAATCAGTTCGACAATAATTTATCATTCGCCGAAACCATGGGTTGTGAGCTAAAGAGGGCTGGCGATCCAAGAAGAACAGCCCCAATTCATAACACAATGCTCGAAATAAAGCTTCAGTGGTCATTTTGAAGCAAAGATGGCCCAGCCGCCAGAGCCGCCCACTCGCCATCGTGGCAGCCAGAATCGTTTGCTATAGGCAATGGCAGCTCCTTTGTTGCCGTTGACATAACCCCCATTCATCATGTCGGCTTCACCATAGGGGTCGTTGTGAATGAACGCATTGTCTGTATAGCCAATGATGACAGACCAATGTCCACCGCCTGATGGCGCATTGTATGGCCCATAATGCAGCCAGCCCACAGCTACGGGGCGTCCCGCATTGATTTCATCAACAACCATTTTTTCAGTGACAATGGTGCTGAAACGAGCATTTAGCCCCAGAGAGCGTAACGCTTTAATTTGAGCATTGCTGTCAGTGGAATCACCAAATTTAGAGCGAATGTTGTTGTAGGCATCATCGCTATTGATTTTGCCATGAAAAGCAGCCAGCATTGCACAAGAACTGCTGAAACATTCCCTGTAACCAGTGCCGGACAGATTGTCCCTTTGACTGAAATAGGGCACTTGTAGCGGATTCTTGGGGGCAGAGGGCTTTTTGGGGCCAGAGCGATAGAGCAATGCGAATTCGCTTAGCTCTTCAGGAGTGAGACGATCTTCTAGATAGTTCCACGCTGCGATTTGATGACTCTCTTCAGCGTAATATTTTGCTGCATTGGTTAGGCGAATGGGGCGTTTTGACTGATTATTTGTCATGGTTGGGGAATTGGTTTTCAGCAATTTAATCAATTTGTCTGCATAGTCAGGATCCGTGGCATATCCTTCTTTTTGTAACATGCGTGCGCCATCTTCGGGAGAAGGCGCATTATTGATGCCTTTATATGCTCCAAAATCTTTATACCAAAGCCTTACAAGATAATCAATGCAGGCGGCAAGGGATGGAAAATCAATGAAGCCGTCACGAATGGTCATCCATTGACCATTGATAAATTCTTTCGTGATGCTTTGAGATCCGCCTTTAACGCTTTTAAGGCCAAAATAATTGTGTTTGGCGGACACATGCTTACCATAGCCACTCTCTAGAGCCCACTGTGCTGCGACAAGTTGCCCGAACTTAGCGCCCACGCTTTCGGCGTAGGCGCTCACGCCCTCCCAAGTGTTAGGGACGGTCACGATTCAATCAGGCGTCGCGCTTAGGGAAGACGCGCTTGAGGATGGACAACACCAATTGAACGGTGGAGTTCTCTTTGAGGGGGCTGACGGCAATGATGTGTTCAGCAGCGCCAACGAGGATGGCACCAACAATAAACCACTCGGCAGCAGTCATGGTAATGAACGATAGACGTTGTTTACAGGCTAGCGACGAATTTCAAGAGAGCGCACTCGCTTCTCCAATTCGGCCACGTTGTCTGTCAAGGTTTCAAGCTTTTCTGCAATGTTTTCCACTTGAGCCGTGACTTTCATTTGCTGCCCGCTCACTGCAGTCAGCATTGCTCCCGTGGAAAGAAGCATGCCGGCAGTTACAGTTGCAACGAAATTAGCAAGTCCTTCTTTCCAGGGTTGCATTGATTTCCTCCCATCAGCTTTCATTCTATCCATTTCCGTTTGTCAACAAAACGCGATAGATTAAGGGGGACAACTGAAGAAGAGGCTTCATGTTTGTTGCGTTTGAGCCTGACGATTATCTCCACAGTCTCATTGAAGTACGCAAATCTGATGCCCGTCGATTATTTAGAAAAGCAATATATAACGACTATCCATTAAGAGGCCCGAGAGGGCAAGCTGCTTGCGCTTATTGCGGAGAATGGCATGGCAAATTAACTATTGACCATGTCATCCCTAAAAGCAGAGGAGGGCCTCACTTTGCGCGTTGGAACTTAGCTCCCGCTTGTGAACGTTGCAATTTATCAAAGACCAATGCGCCAGTATTTGAATGGTGGCGTCCTCAGAAGTTTTGGAGCATTGAGAAAGAGGAAATTCTCACTGCATGGATTTTTGCTAATAGCTTTATTGATGCTCATATTGATGAGAGTGAATATTGGCAATTCCTTGCGACCAAACGTTTAGTGCAACAAGCGATTAGTTATCAGCCACGAAAAAAGAGGGCCTCAAGCCCTCTTTCTTTAGAAGATCTAAAACATGTGGAGTGGCAACTTGCTAGCTGACGGGAGGGAAGATAATAGTGTCTGGACTTTCTCCGCCGTAAAGTGGCTGGTCGTAGCGAATGTTTGGCATGGGGCAAAAACCGTCTTTGCATTCCATTGAACTTTCGTCCAATGCAATCAAGCGATCCAAATACCAACGAGCTTTCTTCAAGCTCTCAGTGGCCCCTTTCTTCTTTTCTCGCCACAAATACTTTACGACGTTTGCTTTTAGGAAGCCTCTATATTCTTCTGGCGTTAGTTGCGCTTCAATTGCTTCAATGCATTCAATGGTGCCGGAAGCATAGTGTTCCGGGGCGTTCACGGGATCAAAAAGTTTTGCCATTGGCGTAAAAAGCGTCAAATGCTTCAGGAACTATAGGCTCTGCAATTCGTGCCATCACATCGGCATAAGCACGAATTTCCCACTGAGAATCGGCTGGTAGCCGCAAGCTAAGGAAATGCAGCATGGCTTGCAAGCTGCAAGTCCAAACAAACGATGTGTAGTGGCAAATTGGGAGGATGCCTCGTGCTTGCTCTTTGCTCACCCCTGCATTGATGAGCGTCTTGTAGGCGTCTCTACAGGCTTCTAGAGCATCAGAGTAGGCAGCCTCAGCTACTGCCTGCCCACGGCTTCCCAAGGGGCCGCAGGAAGCTTGTTTGTTGTTTTTGCTTTGCTCACGGAATTGGCTGGGCATGTAAAACTCTTCTTCATCTGCCACGCAATAACGAAAGCTTTTCTCGTTCCAACCAATCTGATCATTTGCATAGGCGCCGCCAATCACATGCTTCCACCATTGCCTCGCGACAAACAACGGAGCCTTCACATGCCATTTGAACACTACTCCCCGGAAAGGACTGGTGTGTTTATGGGCAACCAAATAATTGAGAAGCTTTTGATCTTTGGCGGAAAATTCTGAACTTTCAGTGTCAAAACTTTGCCGCGCATCGTTAACGATGTCAATTGCACTTCCCATGTAGTCGAGAAGCCGCAAAGAGCTAAGACCATCGCCGAGGGGATCATGCGGAGAGAAGTCAATCATGGCAACAGGTCAGAAATAGAAATGCATTCATCAGCGATGGCAAGATGAAGACTTTGAATGTCGATGAGAATTTTCTTCAAATCGCGAAGGAAGGGGGCGGCTCCCATCTCATTGCCAGTGCCCCCTAAGTATTCATCGATACTTTCGGTCAGACGCTCGTAGCGTTGCTGTTCGTAGGTTTTGTTGACAGAAGGAGAGAAGTCAATCATTCGGGGCGGAGCCTTGAAACTGCATGGACACCAATGTGGGCAAGATGCGAGACACCCTCGTCCCAAGCCACTTTGGCTCTTGGGCAGGATCGCCCAAGACTATCCTTGACAGATGATAGTGACACAATTGTGCCTCGGAATCCCGAATAAATCCAGCCTCCTGCCGTGAATGACAGGAGAACCACACGATCCCCGACATTGAATTCATGGTGCTTGCGAGAGCGTTTAGGACGTTGGAACCTAGCAGATGGGAGAACCGTACGCTTGTATTCGGAGGTTTCGCCATGTTCCACGAGGGTATAAAAGCTCTTGCCATCGCCTCTTTTGTTTACGCTATAGGAAAACGAAAGTGCCATGCAACACAGTATTCCCGTAATTGTTGACTACGATGGTGTGAAACGCTTAGTGGAAATGGGACCGTTTGAACGAAGCTTGGAGCGCGACTTTTCATTGGCCTTGAACGAAAAGGCCATTAAAGAATGTCGCGACATGGACAAGCTGAAGGAAGTGTCAATCAATATGATGAAGGGCTGGAGCAACATGCAAGATGCAGTGTCCAATTTGGTGAAGGAAAACCTTCAACTTCGGCAAGCAATGGTGCTAAGGGAAAATGAGCTAAAAGTGGCAGAACAACTTATTGAAGAGGCGGCTCAGATGATTGAGAATCAACAAAAGCAGCAATCATCTCAATCCAAGTCACGTCTTTGGCCGTGGCAGTAGTAAGAAGAAACACCTTCCACCCACTCATCATCGCCAAATTGTATTTCCGTGCATCGCGCTCATAACCGGATCCACTGACATGGCGACCCCTTGTATAAGTGCCTCCTTGAATTTCAATGAGACATCGGCTTTCTGGATGCGCGAAATCAGCTCGATAACGTTTTGATCGTTTGCTTTTTGCATAGCGCTCTTGGAAATCACGTTCCCATTCCTCGACATTGCTGAATTCTCTTTCTAATGGAATAGAAGGAAACTTGGCCTGCCAAAGTCCTAGAAACTGATCCTCAAGAGCGCTCACGAGCGTAAGGCGAAGTGTCTACACTTTAGCGGTTATCGCCAGAGCCTTTAATCTTGCCGCGCATTGCTCTATCTGCCAGTTTGTCCAGATTTTGTTGAGCAACATTAGAAAGATCAAGATTAAGCTCAGACGCAATTTGTGCGACATACCAAAGCACGTCTCCAAGTTCTTTACTGATTGCGGCACGTACGGAATCGTCAAAAACGCCATTCTTATCACGAATGACTTTTTTTACTTTTTCTGCCACTTCACCAGCTTCCCCCGCAAGACCTAGGGTTGGATAGGTCATGTTGGAGCCAGCGTTTGGGTAGATGGCAGTTTGACGAGCTTTTTGCTGATACTCGTTGATGTCCATTGAGGAACAATGTGTCATGACTGAGAAGGCTTCTTTTTGGCGGGACGAGGAGAACGTGACGGAGAGGGCTTTTCGATGACGGGCTGTTGCATTGGCAACGAAGGAGCCTTTACGGGCTCCTTCGCCTCGTACTTCCCGCACCAGTCTGAGGGCAATGTCCTAGGCCAATCGGCGTAGCAATTGTCCCCTGCGGCGATTGCGGCCACAAGTCGGCCTTGAGGAGCATGAAAGCGACATTCGCTTTCGCTCTCGTGCCAAAACCTACATTCCTTGCATTGATTCATGATTAGAAGAGGGCGCCAGGAGGCGCCCCAGACAGGGTAGAAAGAGGGCAGGAAGAGGTCAGAAAGGGTCGTCAGAAGACGATGCGGTGGAAGAGGAGGACGATGCAGAGGGAGCACCATCTCCGACGTTGAGCCAAGCACTGCCATAGCTCTTGGTCCCCCCTTGCTCGCCTTCGATAGAGATGGGGCCTTTAATGTCAGGAGCGCGATCATTGCTCCGCTCCTCGTCGTACCACATCGCAAATTCAACGCGATACTTCCCGCGCTCATTCTTGCCTTTCTTAGCAAGAGCGTTCAGGAACTCAGGAGTGAGGTCAAAGGAGCCTTTGACAACGGGGCGATTAGCCATGGTTGAGAAAATGAAGAACAGTGGACAGAATGGACAAGACTAGGAGCCTTTGTCCATTGTGATGGTGAATGGTTTGCCGCCAGGATAATGTTCTGCGAAGAACTGCTCCGTTTTAGCTGCCATCACACCGCCTTGAGCAAGAAGCTCAGTGCCATCAAGGCTCACAATTTGAGCCTCCTCTCCTTTTTGGGTGTCAGGATCGTAGATGGCAATTGCACAATGCGCCTCTTCGATTTCGATGGAATACATCTGTTCGATGGCTTGTGCATAGGCTCCCAATTGCATCCGATAGTCGGACAAATGGGAATCTGCTTTACGCTTGTAGCTGGTTTTCCAATCGAGAAGGGCGTAATTGCCGTCTTTCATGGTTGCCAGCATATCAAATGTGCCGGCATAACCAATCTGTCGAGAGGGACAGAACCAAGCGATGGCGCTTTCGACGAGCTTAGGCTCATCGATGCGCTCAAGAAAATCCTGGATGGAATCGTAATATGGAGTGTATTGAGGGAATGCATCAAAATGCGCTTCAATGTCTTCACCATTGAATTGATCCTCCAATACGCCATGAAGCCAATTGCCACGTTCTACGGCATTGCGAGTGCGACGATTGGCTTCTTCATCTCCAACACGCTTCCTCCAGTTGATCAACGCCATGGTCTTGCCGACTGGGGCTGTTGCTGATGCAACAGTGGTTACAGAGGGCAAGACGATCCCCGGATCAACGTTAGGCAAATCATCAGAAACGTAATAACGTTTTTTATTGATTTGTAGCCGATTGGGATCGTAGCGTTTCAATTTCATCGAGATCGTTGATGGGACTGTTGTCACGATTAAGGCAGATAGTGCCAGCGAAGGCTCGCGCCAAGCGAGCCGCCGCTAGATCTACTTTTTTGTTTCATAAAATGCTGCCACGGCTTTATTAACAGCATCGACGCCGTTAGAACATTCAGCGCGAATGGCGTCCAGCTCTTTGGCCATGGCAGCTTTCGTGATTTTGATGCCTTGATCTTTAGTCCATGTGGAGACCAAAGTGGTCATGACATTGGCAAAGTCTGCAGTGGTTTTGACGTCAGTTCCACGTTGCAGCCCAAGAGCCTCTAGGGAGGCTTTTACTGCCATCTGGCAGGCTTTGGTGTCGCCATATTCAAGAGGATTGGCATTGCAGAAACTCACTAAAGCTTCTTTGCCATCGAAAGCATTGTCAAAAGTGCCACCAGTAGCCGCCGGTTGAGAAGGTGCAGCCTTCTTGACCGCAGAAGCAGCCTTTGGTGCTTCCTTTTGATCTTCCTCCTTTGGGATGTCTTCACCAGCGTAGAGGCGAAGGCCGAGGCCAGTGAATGTAGCGATGCATTTCACTGCAGCACGCTGGCAATTGTCGCTGATTGCGCGACCATCCAGCTCTTTGATGGCATTGTGCTTGCGGTCCATGATGGGGAACACAAGAGCCACAGTGCGGCGGCAGCCATCAGTCAGGTAGGGGCGCAAATAGTATGCGCCAGGACAGCCAAACACCACTTCTCCTAATGTTTTCTCCTCAAAGGAAACAAAAAACGTGGGGAAATGTTGCTTGAGATAGCGATAGGCAAATGGCCAAGACAAATAGGAGAGTCCTTTGTAATCTTTTTCGATGTGGGGGCCAATTTCAGAAGTGTCGTAAGCTGCCTGAAATGCTTCGGCGGAGATCTCCAAAGGAGCAAAAACTCCGTTGTAACGATCTGTCATTGCTTGCTGAGCGAAGTCGGAAGTCATGGTTGCAGGGTCGTAAAGAGTGAAAGAATGCTTCATTTCTCGGGAGAGTAGAACATTATGAGATATTTTCCTGGCTCTTCAGCATTGCCAACAATGAGGCTTTCGCCGGGGAGCGGCCAGTCGTTAACCACTCGAATGTCGGAGATAGTTTCGCAATGAGCGAAGTCAAAGACATCTTCGTAAGCCATGGATTCGCAGAAAAGCTTCACTTCGCAGTCAGGGTTTTGCTGCAGGAAGCTTCTAAGATGTTGGGACAGTTCAGAGACTTTCATCGGGAAAAGGAACGTCAGTGGGTGTTGAGGGTTGAGTGTGGTCCATGCACTCTTCCCAAACATTGCTGGAGAGAGTGGCACTTCCTTCCCAAACAGGGGTGGAACGTATGAGACGCTCCAGAGTTTCGCTGTTGGAAAGTCTTGCGTCATGAGCGATTTCACCGAGGTGAGCGAATGCTGTGTCGGTGAGAGTGATGTGGCGACGCTTTTTAGGTTCGCCGTGGACATTTTCGTTCATAGAAAGGGGCGGTGTTGAGGCGAGGCTCCATCGAAAGTGGCAGCTCGACACAACATACACATGGTGTGTCGGCATGGGAAGGGGGAAATTCTGAAAACAATCTGAAAACTGTCCCTCCTTTTGTTAAGGCTCTATTAACGCGACGTCGCTACGTTGCGCCACGCCGAAATCCTGCTAGAACTCACGAACACTCCCACTCTCCATGGCGTTTGACATCCGAGACCATCTCGCCAAGCTTGAGCCGGCGGGCAAGCCCAATAAATATATATGCCCCGCCTGTGGCGGCAATGACTTCTCTTACAACGAAAACGACGGCAGCTACAACTGCTGGAACGACCCCTCCGACAAGCACCGTGCCGAAATTCGCAACGCCATCGCCCCCATGAAACGCTGGGAGCGCCCCCTGCGTCCAACGGCCTCATACCAGTTCCCCTATAAAAATCGCAATGGCGAGGAAGTGCTCCGCGTTTTGCGTCAAGACGCCAATGGCAAGAAGGTTATTCGTCAAGACTATCCAACCGTCCCTCAAGGCTCAGCTAAGCGCAAAGCACAAATCAACGAACTCAGGGCAGCCATCCTTCCCTATCGCTACCAAGAAGCGCTAGATGCTTCTGCAGCCAAAGGCAGCCCCATCTTCATTGTCGAGGGAGAGCTTTGCTGCGACAAGCTATGGGAAATTGGCATCCCAGCAGTCACATTCCTCGGTGGCAGCGGACAATATCGCTCCAATGGCGACTACAGCACATTATTCCGTAATCGTCGCATTGTCCTATGTCCAGATCGTGATGAGCCTGGCGTCGCCTTAATGAAAGAAGTGGTGGCAGACAATCCTGGCGCACAATTCCTTTACGCAGAGCCTGATTCCTTTGAATGGGAAAACCTCCCACAACTTGGCGGCTATGACATTGGCGATTGGATTGATGATGGGGCTGATGAACAGTTAATTTTTGCCAGCATCGTTTCTTCTGATCGCCACGAAGGCAAAGACGGAAAACCCTCCTACGAAGAAATCATCTCCACATTGGAGCGCATGGTGGGGCTCTATGGCGAAGATAACGTTGCACGCATTTCCTACGAAACTCAAGAATGGCTGAACAGTCATGGCATCAAAATGCCAAGCCATGTCATTGATAAAATCCTTGGTGAAGCCCGCAATCGCGTGCATGGCAAAGAGGAAATGGAAGTTCTCGATGCCAAGCGCATTGCAATGTCGGAAGATGCAAGGAAGTGGACCATTGCTGGCATCTTGCCCGAAGGGAGCGTCATGCTGCTCGCTGCAGCTCCCGGCACTGGCAAATCAACCTTGCTTTATAACTGGGCGTTGCATGTTGCAACTGGACGTAGCTGGAGCAAACGTCGTTGCAAGCAAGGAAAGGTGTTAATCATTCAATGTGACGAGCCAGTGGTCGATGCAGCAGAAAAGCTTCAAATTATTGGCTATGCAGAAGATGATCTTGATTATGACAATATTGGCTTTATTGAGCGGTGGCGTTTCAATAACATCCCTCAGCTTCTAGAACTCATCAAAAAGGACCGGCCTCAATTAGTAATGATTGACAGTCTCACATCGTGCCTTTCCGGCATGGATGTTGATCTCATCCGCTCTGACGCCGGCAATTGCATTTATGAATTGCGCGACATTGCCAACACTTATGGCGTGAGTTTTGTCATTCTGCACCACTTAAACAAAAGCGGCGGCATTCGTGATAGTTCAAGCTTTGAAGCCAATGTATCAGAAGTGGTGAAACTATATCGACCAGACAACAATCCCAATCCTGATGAATTTTTCCTGGAATGGTCCAAAAGTCGTTCGGGACTGGCTGGTAAGCACATCTTGACTCGGGATCCAGCGAGTTATGGCTGGTGCTATGGCGGTCCTGTGAATGGTGGCAATCTTGAGCTTGATCGCATTGTCAATGCCTTAGACAACCGTCCGTTTGAACGCTTCTCTCGCTCTGACGCAGCACGCGCTATTGGCAGCTTCGACACGGTTTCCGTTGGTCGCTTACTAGAGCTGGCACGTCGTCAAGGGCTGATCACCAGTTCTTGGGACGTTTCTTCAGACGGCAGTCGTCGTGATCGCATGTATCACTCTTGGGACTATAAAGAAGTGGATATTGCCAATGCTTTCGAGGAACCAGCCGAGCCTAATCCTGAGCCTGCACAAGAAGAAGACGACGACGACTGGTTTTGAATGCCAGGGGGATTATTAGCACCAATCCCCCGGCCCACCCCTTCGCTACATGGTGGGTGTTTTTATTGTAATCAAAAAATTACTAACATATAGACATTCACTGCTGGAATGTCATGGCTTTTGAACATCACCCTGGGCTGCATGCTCTATGGCTTGCGCTGGAAGGGAATAAACAGAAAACAGAAGAAGAAGCCGTTGTGAAAGAAATCAATGAAGAGAAGAGAGTGCGTAAAGCGCAAGGAGGCCGCGAAACCAAAGGCTTTGGTAGTGACAGCTAAGCAACTGTCACAACAAAATTTGACAAGGGGGATTAGACTCACGAAGAGGCTGAGCCCTTAGGAGACAAGCATCTTCTGACCAGCCACAGTCTCTGCTCTTCCTTTCAGGCAAGATTCTTAAAGGAAAGCGCAGGAGCCGCCCAAAGCGGCGACGAAGCGACTGTCAGTCGTGAAAACGTCTGCCATCATATGCCAAGTCAAACATTGGTAATGATCAAGCCTCCTGCTCCAGTCGAAGTGCTTCCGTCTCTGGAACACAATGGCGTGGAAATCATCTGTCGTATTCATCACGGCTTTTCGACGCCGTCTCGTGGCCCCCGGCCTGCCTCGCGATATTTGTACGGGGCCGTGAGCCCTCAAGGCGAACGGCACTGGCGGAACAATTTACAAGCAATCAAGAATTTGATAGATAATGATTTTGTTGTTGCATCGCAAAACGGTAACTGATGCCTCGTCCTGACATTGAATTTGAAAATTCTGAGCAAGAGCTTGCTTATGGAACGAAAGTCCTGCTTGAGGCAGGACTTTCTCCAGAAGACATTGCCAAAATCAGGAAAAAAACCAATCCTGCAACAGGACTGGCTAAAGACTTGGTAGGACTGCGTCGCTATATGGTGCAAGAGCTTTTGGCAGCAAAACTAAGCAATCGGCAGATTGCGAATGTTTTGCAACTGTCAAAAGAAACTGTCAATGCAGACAGAAATCATAATCGGCAGTTATACACGGAAAAGCTTCTTGCATCCGCAGACGTGCATAGGGCACGTCTGCTTAAAGAGCAAATGGACTTGAAGGAAGAAGCCCTAAAAAGCTTCGAGGAAAGCAAGCGAAAGAAAACAACCACCATTCAAGATGGTGAAGATGGTAAATCAGGAGCCATCATCAAAATAGAGGAAAGCGCTGGTGATCATGGTTTCTTGAATGTTGCAAAAAATTCTCTTGTAGAGCAAGCAAAACTATTGGGCTTGCATGAACTTAAGCGTGAAGAAAATCAAGATAAAAGTTATCGCCAATTTCTTCAGGATTTGTCGAAAACAATTGATAAAGAGAAAGAGCTGAAAAAGGCAGATGAGCTAAGGGCCAATGCAGTGCCAGTGGAGGCTGTGTCTCAGGACACAGCCTCTGCCTCAGGCGTCAGTTTTGATGTGCCAGAAGAGCAAGAGCTTGGCCCTAACGGCCAAGCTTTACCAAATCTTCAACAAGAAGACTATTGACGGAAGCACAACTTGTCGGCAACATATGCTTGTCGCATTGTTCCCTTGTCATCTTCCTTTCACAGTGTTGACGAATTCCTGCGTCGGATTAGGGAAGCGAAAGCTTCTCAGCGTCACAGCGTAGAGCAATTTGTCTCCGAACATTTTGAAGACCCTCATCTTGTTGCAGTGCCTCCTGAATTGGGAGAGCAAATCAACGACTACGTTGAAGCGTATGGCGATGAAGCGCTAAGGCAAATCTCCCTTTTTGCCATGGGAAAATGGTTCGCCATTCACACTGCATACATTCAAGAATTGGTTGCAAATGACAATGTGCAATCAGTTGTCGCCACAACAATGGAGGCTTCTCGAATTAGTCAATGCATCACCACTCTTGAAACAGTGGGGAGCTTTAGTGGGCATGATTCATGGCGTGAAATGGTGAAAACTCTTGCCATTGGCCATATCAATGATGAGATGAATCATGATGAAAGCAATTGAAGGCCTTTTCCCTTGCATTGCCATCACTTCTAGTGGGGGTCAAATTCAATGGAGGCGAATCAAGGTGTCATGGCTCAATAGCTTGCCTCCTGGCTGCCAATTGCTAGGACCAGCTTATTGGGGGCGCACCACGGTGTCTTGGGGGCCAGCTTCAAACATGCAGCACAATCCTTCTTGGTTATGGTTCAAATGAACTACCTTGCTAATGCTCGTCGGGTGGACATTTGTATTCCTCCGATTCTTGCTGAAGAAGCCATAAAAATGGCTGCAGAAGATTTTCACCCTGCATGGCGCAAATGCCATCAACGCGGAAAGCATTTTGTAATGTCCACGGACAGTTTGGATGATCTGTCGGAATTGGCAGACTTTGCTCGCGTGGAGCTAGAGGAACCTGCTGCTCCATTGTCAAAACTACGCCGAGCCGCTTGCCAGGCATTGCTTGACAGGACAAATCGCCATGCAGTGTTGGAGCCTCTTGGGGACATCCATTGCTTAGCCGTGGCATGGCGTGACAAGCCTTTGCAAGGCGGAAAGCATGCATCCCGTTTGGTGCGTCAACTGCGGGAACAATCCAGCACTCGTCATCCCCTGCTGGGCCGTGGCTCACGCACCACGGCCCTCACTGCCGGCAGGAAAGGGAACGGCAGGTAAAGCTCCACGATTGTGTAGTGGAGAGGCGATGCTAGCAGAATTTGGGAGCCAGACTTCCCCGTTTCTTAACCATCGCGCCAATCGTTCTCGCTCATCTGCCGCCGATAAGCCCTTTCCCTTCATTGCTCACAAGCGATTCTTATAGACGCTAGCTATTGCCGTCCTCCCCCGTGGCGGTAAGCTAGGCATGCCTTCGACAGGCATGCCCCTTCCTTCCTTCCCCCATGGCAACTCATTTTTACAAACAACTCCTCCCATCATTCAATGGCCCCAGTGTCTTCTTGGATAATGGCTTAGGGCAAGAGCTTGTGATGAATGGTGGCACGCCTACGGTTGAATGGTCATTTGGCATTGACTCTCTCCGTGACCACATTCAAGCTCTTGAGACTGAGATGGAGAAGAGCCCTTCTTCTCGTCGGACGCTGGAAGCCTTATATCACACGCTGCTGGCAGCCCATTCTCACCATGAGCAACAACACGCTCAAGTGATGACAGAGCATCCAACAGCGGAAGACCTTCAAGAATATATGGCAAGCTACACTTTGGCTCTTTCTAAGCGAGGAAACAATGGAAGCAATTGAATCGAAGCTTTCGCTTCATTACGAAAGCAAATGGAATGATTGCTCCAAATACAAAGGTTTTAT